ATTTAGCCCTAACTCTCCGGCACAAAAAGTATGCAGTATAAAATGCGGATTAAAGCCAAAGTCAGAAAAAGAGATATTAAGGCAAAAGCTAACCGGATTAATTCATAAAAGGTATAAATATAAAGATAAATATTCACCAGGCACTTGTCCTATTGACATAAATCAACTTGACGAAGAAATAGAACAACTTGAAAATCAGATAGCCCAAATAAAACATAAGCCGATTAAATATAAAAACCAGTCAACTCCAAGAGAAGAATTACATTATTAATTATGGCAATAAACTTATTAAAAGTCAAAACATTAGAGCAGTTATATGAGTATGTAGATATTCAGTATAACCGGGCAAAGAATCTGGCAAAGATTATTGATAGTACTGAATTATCACAAAAGCAGAGATATAAAGCGATAAAGTTATGGATGATATTATCAGGCCGGTTAGAAAAAATAATGACAAATACTATGACAGTAGTAAGAGAGAATGAGAGAAAGCTGAGAAGAAAGTTTGAAAATAAAAAACCTGTAATTGTCTTGCCAAATACTTTTAAAAAACAAAGTCAGAAAAATTTACTAAATTAGCAAAATGGGAATAACTATAAATACTAACTATATATACTCTTAATATAAGTAATATATTAATTAAGAACGAATCTAAATAATGTCTGAGTTAAAACAAATATTATCTAATCTCAATGAAAAGCAAAAAACATTTTGTAAAGAATATATTATTGATTTTAATGGAACACAAGCTGCAATAAGGGCAGGATATAGTAAAAAGACTGCGAATGAACAAGCCTCCCAGCACTTAGCGAAACTTAATATTCAACAATATATCAAGTACTTAATAGATGAAAGAAGCAAGAGAACAGAGATTACAGCAGACCGGGTAATTGAAGAATATGCTAAAATTGCCTTTATAGATTCTAAGGATTTGTATGATAAAGATGGTAATTTAAAAAGCATAAATGAAATGGACAATAAGCAATCTGCAACTATCCAGGAAATAAATGTTCATTTAATAGAGCGTAATGAGCAAAGGTCAATAAATGAAATAAAATATAAACTTCATTCCAAGATACAGGCATTAGATGCATTAGCAAAACATACCGGTGTATATGAAAAGGACAATGAGCAGAAAAAGCCTGAAATAGTGATCGGAAAGATTAATTATATTACTCCCGGCAATGGAGATAACATTAAAACCGACAATTAAGCAACATTATGCTTACCAGGTATTAGAATCCAATAAACTTGAATACATACATTTACTTTTTGGCGGGGCGGCCGGTGGCGGAAAGAGCTGGTTAGGATGTGAATGGTTAATAGAAAATTGTATCCGTTATCCCGACACTAAGTGGTTTATTGGCCGTGAGGAACTGAAAGAATTAAGAAGCTCAACATTACTTACCTTTTTTAAAGTCTGTAAACATCATGGATTAAAGCCTGATATTCATTATAAATTTAATGGACAAGATAACTATATTACATTTTATAACGGCTCCCGTATTGATTTACTGGATTTACGTTACTTGCCCCGCGACCCGCTTTATGAACGTTACGGCTCTTTGGAATACACAGGAGGATGGCTGGAAGAAGCAGGAGAGGTACGATTTGAAGCCTATGATATATTAAAATCCCGTATTGGCAGGTGGAACAATGATAAATATGGATTAAATTCTAAACTTTTAATTACTGGCAATCCTAAAAAGAACTGGTTATATTATACATTTTATAAGCCATGGCGAGATAAAATACTACCTGATGAATTAGCATTTGTACAGGCATTTGTAGATGATAATCCTTACGGAGAATCGAATTATAAAAATAATCTTTTAAGTATTACTGATAAAGCTACTAAAGAGAGGCTGCTTTATGGTAATTGGGAATATGACGATGACCCTGCCAAGCTAATCGAATATGACAATATATTGGATATATTTACTAATGATTTTGTAAAACCCGGAGAGAAGTACATAACAGCAGATATAGCAAGGTTCGGAAGGGACAAGACAGTAATAGGAGTATGGAACGGTTACAGGTTGGAATACCTGGCAACAATAGCACGGAATAAAGTAACAGAAGCGGCAGAAAAAATAAAGCAAATAAGAAACACTGAATTTATACCATTGCATAATATTGTTGTTGACGAGGATGGTGTCGGTGGAGGCGTCCGGGACATACTCGGATGTAAAGGATTTGTCAATAATTCAAGGCCAGCGAATAAAGAAAATTATAACAATCTCAAAAGCCAGTGTTATTTCTATTTGGCAAAACATATTAACAATAATCAATATTTTATTAACACTAAAAAATTGTCTACAACAGACAAAGAATTTATAATCGAGGAATTAGAGCAAGTCAAGAAAGATAAGATTGATAGTGATGGTAAGCAATGTGTAGTACCAAAAGATAAAGTCAAGGAATTGTTAGGACGTTCACCGGATTATTCAGATATGATGATGATGCGTGAATATTTTAATTTAAAGAAACGTAGGTTAAATGGATAATTTGTATATTTGTAAATTCATGTTCGGGAGAAAGCCTGACGGACTAATACGATTAAAATGATATTAGAACTCGAACAGATTAAGAACTTAATCAAAGAACCAGGAAATAAAACATTAATTGAGAAAGCAAGGAAATATGCAGATAACTTAAATATGCATATCAATGGAGTAGGCCTTGATGACTTTATAAAACAAGTAGACAACTACGAGAATAAAGAACAATATAAATTACGGCAATTATACAAACGTTCAAATAAGGCTTTATTCAGAAACATACTACAACCATTAACAAAGGTATTTCATACACGAGGAGGAGCAAAATATTACAACCTTCCTGAAACAAAAGAAGAATTATTCAAAGATTTATTAAGAGTAAATAACCTTACAGTACAGCAGTGGGTTGAGCGTACATGGATGCAAAAGAAACTTACTGACCCTGCCGGAGTAGTTTTTATGGAAATATCTGAAGACGGAATAAATACATATCCTACTTTTAAAAGTATACATTCAATACTTGATTACAAGTTAAAAGGGAACAGGATTGAATATATAATCTTTGAACCGGAAGAAATTGTTGGTGAGAATGATGAAATATACGAAAAAATCAGGGTAGTAGATGATTTAATGGATTATATGTTTATGAAAAAAGGAGATGAAATAACCTTGATTGATGAAGAAACATTTCCGAATTATTACCAGGTAGTACCGGCAGTTAGCGTTTCATCTACATTTGACGAAAATTATGGTTACGGGCTTTCATTTATTGACAGTACCGTAGAGATAGCAAATGAAACAGTCATAGATAATAGCATAAAGAACATTTTTAAGAAGATGAACGGATTTCCGAGTTATTGGGAATATGAAAGAGCTTGTTTAGCTTGTAAGGGAGAGGGAATGATAAAAGGGTCGCCATGTGTTATTTGCGGAGGGGATGGAATAAGGAGAAGAAAAGATGTTTCAGATATAACAACAGTCAAAGTGCCGGAAGAAAATACACCGGCTAACCCAATACCACCTGCCGGATATGTAAGCCCTGATTTGGAAACCTGGAGACAGATGAACGATGAACTTGATTACCTGGCCAAAGCTATACATTACACAATTTGGGGCACTCATGCAATAGAGAACAAGACAGCAGAAACAGCAACAGGCAGGTTCTTAGATGTTGAACCGGTGCATACTAACCTTAGTATGGTAGCTACTGAAGCCGAGAATATTGAAAAGTTCATTACTGACATGATGGGATTGTTCTATTTCGAGGGTAGTTATGACGGATGTACTATAATCTATGGGAGGCGATACCAGTTAGAATCACCTGACGAGATACTTGCAAAGTTAGGAAAGATGAAGGCCGATAACATACCGGAACATATTCAAAGGAATAAGTACAAGGAATATTTACAAGCTGAATATGCTAATGATGCTTACGAAATGACAAAGCAGATTAAACTTTTCAACCTGGATATTTACCCGTTATATACAGCGAGTGAGCTCAGTGCAATAAATATGCCAAAAGAGGAAATTGTTAAAAAGTTAATATATATTCAGTGGCTAAATACAATAAATGATAATGATTTACTATTTTTACCTATTGAAAGTTTAAAATCTAACCGAGATGAGTATATAAATTCACAAATTAATAATATTAATTTAATACCTAAAGAAAATGACAAAACATTCAGCAGAACAGCTGTATAAAGAGGTAGTTGCTCTTGATTCAACATGGATTAATAGCAAGAAATATCTCAAAGGAGAAACGGTGAGAACCGTAAGAATAACACCGCGAGTAGCGAAATTCAATAATGAACATCCTGAATTAACAGGATGTAAGTACGTCCCTTTTGATGAAGCTAAAACAGAAAGGGAACTAAAGCTAGCTAAAGCGAAGAAATTGGGTCTTAATGTACCCAAGAATATCTCAAATGCTAAACTGGATGAAAAAATTGCAGAAGCTGAGAAGCAATTAGATAAACCTAATGGAACAGAACCAAAAGATAAACCTGAATAAAATGGCATACGCCTGTATATATTATGAATTAAATCCAGTTAAGAAAAATAAACGTATTATGAAAAAAATAATATTAAAGAAAAATTTAATAATTCCCAAAGGTACAATATTTAAAAATTGTGATGGGGAAGAACATAATTATATTTCTGGTAATTATTCAGCAATTATTGGAACTGGTAAAGAT